AACACCCGGGGGAACTTGTCGGCAATATATCTCAGAGAGCCTATCCAAAACCAAATAGATAATACTACCACATCGGCCGGTATCAATCTCATATGCCTTAAGTTCAATTCCTTTGGATTAAACTTTTCCTTATTACGAAGAAAGAAACAGCCCAACCAGGCATATATAGCGGCAGGATTTTTATCTTTCATCATATCATAAGTCTGAAGATAAATATACTGGTTATAGCTAATATCGGTCAAAGCTTCATCCGAGCCATGAAACTGGCGGCCCAACACCTTGATGCGTGGATAATGATTTATCGTTAGCCGGTTATCCAGAAAGCATCTGCCTTGTTCATCAGGTTCGGTAAACAGATAATTGAAGACCAATGAAAACTGAGTAATCTGGTCGACCGTCAGAGCTACCACCCTGCGACCAATCAAAATCCTGTAATATCCCGGGTTCTTCATCTTCCTGGCCCTGGCACCTATACAGAGGAAAAGCATCTTTACTTTTATCTCCTGAACAGGTAGCTCTTTAGACACTAATTTTGAAAGAAAGAGCAGCTGCTCTTTCGTCATTTCATTCATGCTTTCCGGAAGCTTGTATACCTTATCTCCTACATGTAAATTGACCATAATTATCCCATCATATGATACAGATTCCTGTCTTCGTTATTAAATTCGATTGCTTCGTTTTTTGGAACTATACCCAGAGCTTCAGCATTGCTGGTGACAATTTCCTGTATCTTGCCTAAATAGTATTTAGCCTGGTTAGCGAAGAAATTTCCCGTTTCGTCCGGATCTTCATACGCCGGCCGGACGATAGGTTTATATTCAATATATTCGCCTGAAGTACGGTTCTTTTTTGAAGTCTGGCTGGTATAAAGCTCCGCAGTCTTGCAGGCTACAAACTTCCTGATAACAGAAATGAGTTTCTTTTGAGGATCTTCAGTATGTTCGGCCATATCTTGAAGCAAAGCACTATTGAGTTCTTCGCCAATATATTCAATGACATAACGCTCAGTCACCATACCCATCAATGGGCGAAGATTCTCAAAAGCCAACCGGCTGTATCCTATATCAACAAGTCCCAGTTCCTGGAACTCCTTAGCAGAACGAATATAACCGGCATTATACGGACTCTCACTCCACTCATCAATATCCCCGGCATGTTGCTCCAGATACTCCAGCACCATATCCAGATACTGGAATGCTCTGCGCTCCAGGCTTTCTTCTACCTTGGCAATCTTGGTATCACTGGCCGGCAGTAAGCTATCGGCTTTCTTTTCCACCGTAAAACCACTATCACCCACTCTAACTGACAGCTCCGCATTGCCAATCCATAGCGCCATCGGACCCAGCGACTTTCTAACAAGATCCAAAACATCTTTATAAGCATCTGCTACCGACTCTTCCTGAAGCTTTAGTATGAGTTCAGCTCCGAGATAACGCTTTAGATAAATATCAGTAGCAGATGCTATAAAAGGCTCGAACACAGCATAAGGTGTACTCTTGTTTATCTTCACAACCTTTGATAGTTGTTCTATCGTGCTAATTATTTGTGGCATACCTATACTTTTTGATTTCCTATTGATTTTTCTGCCCCGGTATTTTTATCGAGCGTTGTAAGCATGATATTCGGTATCATGAAATGCAGATTTTTATCCCATTGGTTTATCTCCTTAACGATATAAAGAGGTAATACAAATAAATCCCGAATGGGTTTCATAAGTGCTTGCTTGATAATAAAAAGCTCCCGGGCTTCAGTTCCGTTGATACTTCCGTTTTTGCCGGTAGCTCCAATAATGCTCGGATGTATCTCCAGGGCGTAACTGATCTGATTGGTTACCTCTTCAGAGTCTTCGAGATATTCTCCTCCTTTGAGAAAAGACTCAATAGGAGTGATGATAATATCATTGGATTCGTACTTGTTGATTTTGTCGTATTCAAACTCCGATACAAATGACTTTCCGGAATTTTCCGCACCGGAAAGAAATTTATCCATACTTTCCAAAAAGCTCTTTCTGGCTTTTTTCTTCTTTTCCGGCTCAGTTTCTGATATCCCCAGAGATTCATAATATTTCGGCCAAAACGCCCTGGATATCTTCACATGATACTTCAGGGTCATTTGGTTCTGAAGCAATGCTTTTTTAAACTTGGGAATAGCCACAGCAAAGTCATACCAATCAATAAAGATAGCCCACCAATAAGGCTTCCCATGGTAATAACGCCCAGGAGTTGGCAACATCAGCTGAAGCATATAGCTATTCTCTGTTGCCGGGGCAACTCTTTTTTTGCCATTTAAATCCATCGACAGCCCACGTCTAACCCGAAGGTCTGTCAAAGGTTTCCTCCGATCCAATAACGGCAGCGCCATAACATCGTCAGGTGTTCCGTCATGCCAGGTGGGGGAGTAGCCATGCCATTCTATTCTTCCGGTTTTCTCATCGGCCAAAGATAACCGGCTGTTGATTGACTCTACCGGATTGAGTTCTACAATTTTGTTCTGTCCCCGGGCAAATACAAACTCGCAATACCCCTCATTGAACACCGTTATATCATTTCCCCACTCCTGGACGGTATTGGTATAATTATTATTATTCAGAAAATCAAAAACCTCCGGGCAATCTTCATAGAGCTGCTCTTCAATTTGAATATTACCTTTCTCATCCCGTTTCTTTTTGACAACCATTACACCGTCCCCATAGGCCATTTTCGCATTGAAAGCGATATTGGATCCTAACGTACTAAGCGCGTAGATTTTGTCCATAATCTCAACGGGCTGTTTGTTGTTAGAACCACGCTTTACAAAAGCTATGGTGCCTTTTTTCCGGTTAGCCGGTGTAATTTCCTCGTAAATGGTATTGCTGTCACCGACCATTTCTTTGGAATCACCAAACAATACAACAGAAGAGGATCCGGATAAATAGGCCGTTCCTCCAAAGTCGAAAATTTCATATTTCATCTGCTCCTTTTTCCCCATTATATGTAAACTTTATATTGATTAAATTTGGTAACTAATATCTTGCGAAATGTTTTCGGCTTCATCTCCCCTGGCAGCAATACATTGAAAGTTTTTCCCTTTGAATGTATAGATGTCAGGACCGCATTTTGATAAGTGGCCAGCTCCCCGTTTTTTTTGGCCACCTGGAAGCAGAAAGGTTTTGGCTTGCCAAATTCTTTCTCTTCCATCATTGCCCAGATAGCAGATTGTTTAATTAGACTTTCCATTCATTTTTAAATTACAAATCAAAAATACTTTGCCGGCAAACCTACTTAAAGGACATAAAAAAAGTGTACAGAACCTCACGGCCCCGTACACTCCAGCATTACAAGTATTTTTTCATCTCTACCCCTTGCGGGTGCTTTCGCCTTTTTTTGCTACTTTTTTGGGCGAGCAAAAAAGTAGCCCGAACACAGGAAACCGTCCCCGTTAGAGGTAGTTTCCTGTGTTCGTATTGCCTTATATCATAGCATATGTAAATCAAGCGATTCAATCAGCTGGCCAATCAGCGGGTTTTTCGTTTGCATATCTGTAAGTATTTCAGTGGCTTTGTTCTTGCTGATAACGATTTGATTATTCTTAAGTTCAACCTTTACCATGTCGCCCTCATTGAAACCATATTTTTGCAGATAATCCCCTTTCAGGTTGATGCCGGTAGTATATTTCTTACCGCTTGCCATGCGGCAAACAGTCAACAATTTTTCCATCATGATGCTTTCCTCCCATCTTCAACCTGCAAGGCAGAGAAAACAAAACATATAGGGAAAAAATCCAGTTCCGCCCCCTCTGTTTGTTCTGTTGTGGGTTCATCTTTTTTATGTATGGCTTTAGGCCTTCCCCACAATAAAAAAGCATGTTCCCCCTTTTTTACCTTTTTCCCTGCTTCATTCCACTGTTTCAGCGTTTTTAAATCGCTGTGCCCCTGCTCAGCATAAAGAGCGGTTAAACCCTCGTTGATTGTATCAATAGCCCCATCGTCAACCAGTTTTTTAAATGGTTTTGAAAGGGCTTTTAATTCTTCCCTCTTTTCCCGAATAGCAGAAAGTTGTTTTTCCGTTGGTTTGTTTTCAGAAGTTTTCATATCTTTGCAATGCTTAAAAAATTAAATGTTGTAAAACGTTTGTTTTTGTTCCCCTGCAATTCCGCCGATTTGCAGGGGATTTTTAATTTAGATAATTGCGTACTGGGTGCGCAGTTCTGTTTCAATTTCCTCAATCTTTTCGTCAAACTCATCTTTCCAAAATTCAACGAGCTTTCCGATAGTCTTGGGAGATGAACTTTTAAATTCTTCGCCCGTAGCATCAGTTACCACAATAACCGCATTTTCACTGTCAAGTTTGACCTTGAATTTATCAAGTGAAGCCCTTTTTGCCGTAATAGAGGTATGTTTCTCACTCAACAGATGAATCACTGTAGCCCTGTTTTTAAGGTCTGAGACACTTAACTCCTTATTCCCTTTACTGTCATTTTTTGGCTCCTGGGCGTTTTGTTCCGACGCTTTTTTACTTTCCGTAATTGATAAAACTGGTTTTTCATCACCTTTTAAGGCGGTGTTGCCTTTTACCTGTGTCATAATGCTTAAAAATTGAATGTTAATAATTGCGTCCTGTGATTATCATCGCATCACTTAGACAATACAAATATAGCTATTTTTCTGAAATTACACAACATAAAATACTGTATATCAATGTATTAAAAGACATTGCAAATACAAACACACAGAATAAGCCTAATTGTTTAATCCGTATTATTCAAAAAAAAATTTTTAGAAACAAATTTCAAAATTCGGGTAAAAGCATCACAAACACCATTTATAAACCTCATTTTTGGGCTCGAATATTAAAAAATGTGAAAATCGCAGACCATTCCCATGGAATTGACTTTAAAAAAGGGTTATGCTTTTGATATTCAGCAAAAAGGGTTCTAAAGGGAAAACGTATTTTTCCCTTTATACGTCGGTAGACCACGCAACGCCCTCAAAAAAACGAGCGTCTGCACATTATTTTTTTATGTAATATGCCACGCAACAGCGCAAATTAACAAAAACCTGCCCTCAATAACGATTACACGCACGTGTGTCCGATGAGCACAAAAAAAAGCCGGTGTTTTTAAGACCGGCCATAATTAAACTATGAGCTATTTAATCACCAATAAACATAGCACCAAAGCCCGAAGACATACCAGGTGATACGAAATAGAACTGGCATCCAATGTACAGAGTATCCCATGCGTCTGTGACGTGAGTCTTTTGCTCGTCAGGGTTGTCGGGAGTATCAGGCAAAGCTTCAGGAGTCTTATCCTTTTCAAAACCATTTTTCCCCTGTCGTACTCCGGCCTGCTCCATAGCCAACTTCAGAAACTCATTATTCTCAAGATTAAAGGTTGGATACAGAAACTCAGGATTGCCTTTTAAAGCCATATCTATCTGAAGATGTTTCCATGAGTGACCAGGTGACTGGCCAATGTACACATCTGTTACCTTGTAATGGTTCTTATTTAATACAGACACCACCGTATCCCGGTAACTATCATCGGTAGTTCCTGTGGTCCATGTGAAGGTATGGTCAAAATAAAACACCACTTCTTTGTTCAATTTAGCCTGATAATAATCACAAAACATCTGAACCACATCCTGTAGTTTGCCCGGCGTTTTAATGAAGAATGACTTAACCGTTTTCATTTCATTCGAGTTCCTGTCTACCTGACCCACACAAACAGTAGATATGGCCGCGTTACTATCACATGCAATATAGAGCGGCTGTGTGAAGTCCAGATCACCATCACTCACACAACCAGCAGCAGATAGCCTCTTCCAGTTAGTACGCTTAGAAGTGCCTATCAGATCCAGATTCTGAAGCTTTCCATTATCTGAAGGAATATAGAAATGCTCATCAGTTAACGCTGAATAAAATCCGTTAGGTACCCGGAACAGACGCTCATTCAAAAAAGCAGTACGCCATACTAAGATGGGGGAGTCCCTGTACATTTGCCAGATAAAATCTTCCCCCACAATTTCCAGATTGTCGAAAATATCATACTCAGCATAATACACCGTATACTCATGCTTTTGTTTGGGTAATGGTTTCTTGGGTATCTGATACTTCCTGGCCAGCTCAATATCTTCACGCAGCTCACGCTCCATGCGTTTATCATAATCAGTTTTTTCCCGTTTTAATTTAAAGCGAATCATTTCGCTGTAAAGGTTCCTGATATAGTTGATATGAGCCACATCCATCTCTTTGTCTTTTTCCAAAATCCATTTACCTATCTTCGATGTCGGCATATCGGTGGAATAAAGAACACTATGGTGATGCGTACAATCTCCAAAATACTGGCGGTTACCGCGATTGGCCGGATTGACTTCTGTTTTTATCTTATCGTAAGACAAAAACTTGGCTTCAGGACCAATAATCCAATCCAGAGACATTGAGTTAGCAGACATGCCCTGATTGAATGAAAGCACAACCATAATCGTACCGTTCCAAAAGTGAAAGCAGTTAGACCAGGCATCACGCAAAGGCATGCGTTTGGGAAGTTTGAAATTCGCATCTGAAGGAGCCCGGCGACCAACATAGTAATGAACACCTTCTATATAACCCCAGGTGGATAGAGCGTGACAAATAGCGGGCAAAGTATTACCCCAGGCTTTGGAATAGGTAGGTGAAAGCATAGCACCGGTACTACCCGGCATCTCCCAAACATTTCGGATAATGAAACGAGCATCAATACCCTCAGACTTACCGGTACCACGGGAAGCAACAACATACTCAGAGTGAGCAGACACCAACATGGCATCCCTCTGTGATTTATTGAAGTACCGCTTAACAGGTTCTTCATGCTTGTGCAAATCTCCTGCCGGTGGCATTATAAAGTTATTCATCTGCTTTTACATCTTCAGCACTATTAGCCATTCCTTTCTTAAACAGAGCGCGGAACTGTTTGCGCTTTTCTTCAATATTCTCAATCGGCTCAATACCATCGAGCACCGTTACATCGTCTGTGGGTTCAAGCACAGGAGGGAGCATCTGACTCCAGTCAAAAATATCATCTTCTTTATCTGCCCTGGTATATTTCCCGATCTTATCTAAGTTAGCGGCTATTCCTTTGGCATCATCTTTCGTCTTGGCAATCTCAATACCCTGTTTGGCACCTTCAACAATCATATATCGGTACCAGGCTTTGGAAGAAAGCTGGATGCTTCCTACAATCTTCCTGAGCGCTGCCATATCGCGGTAAGCCTGCGATTGACTTATAGGCCTGCATTCTCCACCACAGCCCCCCATCAGGAAATTTACTAACTCAGTATCTTGCTTGAGAGGATCATTCATCAGGATAGAGGTACAGAGCATCAGCCGGTTCTTTACCTCCAGCTGATTCAATGTAAGATACTTTTCTGCCTCCTGAGGGGACATAAACAGGCATCTTTCAACTTTCTCATATACGGATAATTCGTCTTTGGCCATAATTATATCATTTGTTCCCTGAGGTATTTTTCCGCAATTGGTTCAGCTGCCGGGCTACCATGCTTAGCTAACTTAATAACCGTTTTACGAAGCTCGAATTTCGTTGTCAGTCTTCCGGTATGGAAAGCCATATATACCTCAGAGTTCGTGTGGTTTTTAATAATTTCGCAAAACTCTGTCCGCTCCTGAGCGGATAAACCCAACAGGATGGCTATCTCTGAAGCCGGAAGCAAAGCAGAGGCCATATCCTGTATTTGCTGTATTTGTTCCTCACTCAAGTTCATAAGGCATCGCTTGTGAAAAGTAGTTATCGAATTGGTTATTGAAATAATCGAAAAACCTACCTGAGGTAAAATAAAATCCTGCTTCAATCCTGCGGGGCTGATTCAAATTAGAAGATCCTACTATACCAAAAGCGTTAGTCTGGTTTTCTATTAAAATTATCTTTGAATGATTGCTATCAATCCTGATATCAGGTGTAATATTCATAGCAAAAAGGAGCATGTCAAGTTTATGCCTTTTTACGGTTGTATCCAGCAGCATGGTAAGTCTTGTAATCATACCTGAATCCGATAAGAAAAACAAAGGCCTGAGGCTATCTTCAGATACACTGAAGGTGGCTATTTTTACCTCACTATTTCCAATACGCTCTAACAAAACGGGCAATACATCATGTATTGCCCATTCTCCTTTATGTATCAGAGGTTCAATTGTTCCCGGACTGTTATAACCCGGGAACAATTGATCAAACACTTCGTTATTCACCAGCACCCTCTGTTTTATTGTTACCTTTAGCAGCTGTAATACGGCTTTCTAAATCATTAAGCTCAGCCTCATACGCTTCAATACGTTTCAAAGCGTTGGCTTTGATAACTTCTTTTTCAGAAGTTTCTGCCACCTGTTTGCTTCGTATGATATTTTCTTTGAGGCGCTCTATACGACGGGCCATCTGTACACCGGCAATCATTGGATCTGAATCGTACTCAGGGCTTTCAATAACCACTTCTTCAGAAACGGTTTTACCCTCAGCCCAATCGTTGATTGCATCCCAGTTTTCACGACGCTCATCGTCTGCCAGAATGAGTTTGTCAACTAATGACTTTCTCAGTTTTACAGCGATACCTTCAACACCCATCTGTGTATGCAAGCTGGCCATATAAGGAGTTAGCTCCCGATTTCTGTCGAACTTCTTTTGAAGATCTTCCGGCATATCTTTCAAAGCGACAATCTGAATACCACGTTTGGCGGTCAGAACTGTAACTTCCTGCTCAAGCGCTTCCAATTGTGATTCATACTCCAGAATCTCATCCTGAGCATCTTCCAAATCACCCTCCAGCTGCAAAACCTGATCACTCAAACCTTCGTTTTCCTGGATTAGCTCTTTATGATCGGCTTTAAGAGCTTCAACCTTTAACTTGAGGTCGGCTATCTTAGCGTTTTTCTCATCAATAGCGGCCTGAGTAATTGCATCCGGGCCGGTTTCTTTGAGCACCAATTCAATGCCCTGGTAAGCATCCGGATTGAGTTTCACTTTCCGGGCTATGTCAGACACCTTATTGATAAGCATGGCAAAGTGCTTATCATGCTGCTTGGGTTCTGTTACCTGAGCAAAGAATGAAGAATACTTATTCTGGATGTCTTTAGAGGCCAACTGCGTGAAAATGGATACTCCATCGGCATATCTGCCAGATGGGTTATCTAACCAGGCTAATATAATTTCTAACATAATAAATAATGATTAGTGGTTATTAATCTTCAAGCAGCGTGTCGATATCAATCTTGGTTTCAAGATAAATGTATGGAGCTACACTATCGGCACTGAAACTGAATTTTACTCCACGGCGATCGGCTCTCGCCTGACCACCTGTAAACTCAGCACTAAGATTACATGGTAAACCAGGTTGACCTACAAGTAGCTGTTTGCCGTCCATATCCTCAAGGACTAAATAGCCCGGAGAGTTATTAAACTTGCGAGCTGCTGCAGCATATTCAGCCTTAGCGCCGGCACGGAAAAATTCACCTGCAGGGGCAAATGATTTTCCCTCTATTTCTCCCTGACTGGGAGCATCGTACTTAACGGTTTTATCCGTACAAATAAAAACAATGGGCTTTCCGGTAGCTTCTTTGAAAGTGAAGCTTCCCGAAGCTGTTACATAATCATCGTTATCAGCAACAGCAGACAACGCAGGTATTTTAGGTACCGTAGTAACCGCATACTCAGGTATCCAGAGAACCCGGTTCTTGTACCCACCCATATTATCCGCGCCATCGAGGCCTGTGATTGGATTGAAATTTTCAGCCATATCTTTTTAAAATGATTGATTAATATTTAAAAATCAGATCCGGATAAACTCCGGAACTGATCTGGTTTAGTAGTCCGATTTAGTAATCTCCGGCTAAATTAAGTCCGGTGTTTTCACACTCATTGGTACGGAACACCTTGCTGTGAACATCTTTAACCCGCACACCATAGGCAGCCTCAATCCAAAATTGAGCTACATTGGGATCTTCATCAATAAAGCGAACCTGGCAGAACTGGTTTGATTTATTGACATTAAAGCCAATGTCCATATTGCCGGTTTTTTGCAGAATCAATCTGGAGCCTTGTCCCAAAGCTTGGTGGGTATTGAATACCAAATCAGGAATAAGAGCATCTTCACGAATAGCCTCAAGTACCTGAGACATTGATGGCATCTGAAATGCTTTTACCTTGTTACGATAAGATGCACGCGCTGCTTTAAGTACAGTCTGTGCACAAAGCAACTGGGGAACACCTCCTTTAGAAGAACGAAGAAAATCACTGGAGTTGCCAATCCACTCAACGAGCGAGTCATAAGCATCCGTATCATCTTCATCGGCAGGCATGGCAAATACTCCTGAAGCGGCATAATTACCTTTACCTGAAGCTACCAATCCGGCGGCCACCAAAGCATCAATATGAGGGAAAAATCCGGTGAAAGCAGTTGATGGAGAATATACATCCTCGTCTCTTTCTGCAAAAAACAAAGCGAAAACAACATCTTCAGCATGAGAAATGATTTCATCCCGGATAATCATTTGCTCCAATGGATGTTTTTTAGTTTTCAGATCCAAAGGAGAACCTGCAATCACAAGGGCTTTTTTATCCTTGTAATTAAGGATATTATCTTTGGTTTTAGCCACCGTAAGCTCGGGCTTGAGTACCGATTCCTCGAACTTGGCAACCTCTTCCTTATAGGTGATTGTCATTCCTTTTTTGTAAGGACCTGTACCGCCGGCTTTACGACGTTTGTTGATAATAACATCCTCGTTTTCTACTTCGAGAATGTTCAACTTCAAAATGCTGGCTACTTCAGCAAGAGAGAAATAGGGCAATACGCGAAAAACATTGTCATAGGTTTTTGCTGCTTCCGAAAGCCCTTCGGGTTTTACAATTCCGGCCATAATTAATTCTTAAGTTTAGTGTTTACAAAACCGCTTTCAACCATTTTTGCCGCAATAGAAAGGGTATTCCCTTTATTTTTATTGGCAAAATCCAATAACTCATCACTCACAACGGCTGAAGATTCAGCCAGTGGTTTTTTTGTTGTCACACTTTCCGATCCCGGAAGTATTCTCAGTTCTTCAACCTCTGCTTTGAGGTTATCTCTTTCGGCGGTGAGGTTTCTTACTTCTGTTTCAAGAGTAGAAACACGCGTATCCGAATCGGGATCATCTCCCGCAGTGTTTAAGGCTTGAGCAATAACGTCGGGATTTACATCCTCAGGGGTAATTCCTTCCCCGGATGCTACCACGGCATTCACTACGGCATCGTAGTTGTCTGCTTTTTCCTTTAGCTTTTTGTGTTCAGCGTCTGAAAGAATTTTCATGTTTGTCTTATGTATTAAAATAGTTGAGAAAATTCGAGAAAGTATCAATGCCATCGATAAGCCCCAGTTCAAGGGCTTCAGGGGCGAAGTACATCTTACCTGTTCCCCACGAGGAACGGTCAGCAGTAAGAGCATTATTGCGGTTGCTTTCAACCATTGTCAGAAAGTTTTCGCAGTAAGTTTCTGCTATTTTTTCTATGCCTTTTGTATCGCCATTAATGGCATCGATGTAATCCTTATTCTTGTCTTTGGATTGAGGAGCATAGATTTCTTTAAGCTCTATGCCTTTTAATTTCCAGTATTCGCGGTAGTCTGCTACGGTCATATAGCATCCAATAGAGCCAATGCGAGCCTGGTTGGAGTTGGCCACCACATAATCGCAGGCTGATGCAATACCATAGGCTGCGCTGGCTGCAAAATCATCAATGAAGCAGATAACAGGCTTGTTACGCTCCAGAATGGTTTGCGCCATCAAACGCATAGCCATTCCTTCACCTCCTCCGGAGTCAATAACCAAAGCAATACCTTTTATCTCACTGTTGGAGTAACAGCGCTGCAGGATATCGGATTTTGTTTTCATTCCTGAAGGCCCGCATTCCTGGTCGTATTTGGTGATGGCGTCTGTCACGTGAAGAACGGCAATACAATCTCTTGGAGCTTCCTCCGGAGATGAGTATCGGCCATATTCTGACAGCACATAAACGCCACTGGAGCGTTCAGCAAACTGGATCTTGTCTTTGGATATCTCAGGCTCACCCTGTTTCCTTGAACGTACGTCGGCTTTCTCACCTTGTATGTATGAGGCTACTAAGGGTAAATAATTGGCAGCTGAAGCGCTGTCCATAAACCAAATCCCATTGATTATTTTGTGTAGAAAAAGCATAAAAGGCAGTTCTTTTGCGTTTGAGTTGCAATAGTACTGCCTTAAAAAACTTAGCGAAAGGACTTTATAATAGGGGTAGTTCCGGGTGTGTCATCACTCCTGAGAGGGTATATTCAACTCCGGCCATGGTGCTGGCAGAAGATGGATTGATTATTTTGTGTGTAATCTTCACCGGGTTTTGCTTGTCACCAACAAGCAGTGTATCTCCATTTGGAGTATTTACTTTGACTAACACTTTCCTGGTTCTAAAGAGAATCATTTCCGCAGTAGTAGCAAATTTATGCCTGGGCGACTTGATTGTGCCTGATACACTGAATGTGGATACCCCTGCGTTAGATGTTTCCTGAACAGAAATATCTATCAATCCTTTGACTGATTTAAATTTTGTCCAGACAGCATCTGGCTTTAAACCGATTATTATACCATTTGCAAGCACGGCACAGCTCACAACATCATCTACGAAGCAATAAGCAGCTTCCGTTATTATTCCTAAATTATCAGACATACTTAAATTATTTAAAATCAACGACTAAACCGAAATTCGACAAAATATCACACTTTTACCACCAAAAAAGGACAACAGCTGCGCCAAACGCACAAAATAATTATTGTTTTTTATACGCTCTTTTTTCACGACGGCGTACTGAATAACGCCAACGTTGATAATGCTTAACCAGGGCGTCTTCAGTAATCTTTGTAATCCGATAGCGACACATGAAAGTATAAATACTCTCAATGATAGAGATCCCATGACGATGCCTGTTACTATCGACTTCCTCGTGAAGCTCTGCCCAGAAAAGTATTTTTATTTTCCGGTTCAATATCTGAGAGGAAGTCCCGGAAATATAATTATACACATCCGGGTTTTTCCGAATAGAATCCCCATCTTTTGTTTTGGTAGGTAATACAACTTCCAAATTACCGGAAATCACAAAAACATCCGATGGCATTTTCTGAGTGAGGTCGGATAAAGTGTGATAAATATCTAAATTATCAGGGAATCGAACAGGTTCTGCAAAATCGGTTCCCCATTTACCCACACAATACTCGGCAATGTGTTCTTCAACAGTGATTTTTGTAGTATGCATTATTTGTATTTTTTAAAAATTAATTCTCTGATTACATGATACTTATACATAATCTAATTTACTAAAAATACCTGAAACAAACAAACAAATTCACTCCTTATTTAATACCCCCCCTGAAGAAATACGCTTTTTTATATGAACTTTCGTGCAGCGTTATACCGCACATATATTATAATGCTTATTATCAAACAGATAACCCCGTTCAAAATTTCGTACGAAATCGTTTTTTTTTCATTTTTCCCGTTTTTTTTTGTTTTGAACGGATTTTGTGCAAAACGAACAAAATCGTGCAGAAATCGTGCAGCCGTAAAAACCTGATATTTAGCTATTTATTTTTCAAAAATTATATCCTGCACGATTGTACGATTTTTTCTTTGATTTTTTGATAGTCATTTTTCAAAAGAAAAAATAAAAAAAAAGAAATATTATATATATGTATCCGGTTGATTTTGAGTTTGTTTTTTGTAATATCGGCCCGGGATGTTTTTGAGAGCTTGTCCGCGCTTTTTCGGTTTTTGGTTCTTGTTTTGAACTTCTGCTCTCGGGGGGCTTCGCCTTTTTGTTTTTTTGTCCAAAATATTAGTTACACGCAATTGGGGGTGCGGGGGAAAATGCAGGCGACCCGGAGAATAGTTACGCGTACCGCGTGCATTAAATAACAAAGCCGACCATAAAGGATCGGCTTTGAGTAAATTAGTATTGTTTGTGATGCTTAATGAATCTCTTTGAGTTCTGATACCTTGTATCTATTATTATTCTCGTAGCATTCTACAAACTGTTCTTTGTGTATTACTACCA